TAATATAGCGTTCAGCAATCAAGTTGAGACTGAACCAGGTATTTGGGAAGACAAGCCAGTAATAAGGCAGTATTTTGGAGACTTACCCCGTCTCTCTAAAAGAGACCAGCTATCTGATCAGATTAACAGAGATATTGCAGTAACGAACCAGTTGAGTGTGATTGCAGATCCTTACCTTCTGGATAGCTTCCAAAATATATTGTATGTCGAATTCATGGGATCAAAGTGGAGAGTTAGTTCTGTTGAAGTGGGTTACCCTAGGCTAACTCTCACCTTTGGTAACTTGTATAAGGGGGAAGAAGATGAGACCACGGACGGAACTCCATGATATTTTATGTGCTGTTCTTGGTTCGAAGAATTGCTATTTTCAACCTCCGACAGGAACACAAATTAAATATCCCGCTATTGTATATTCTTTTAATGGAGTTAAAACAAAAGCGGCTGACAATAAAAGTTATATGAAATATGGTAAATATACAATTACGCATTGCTATAAATCTCCGAAAGAGTCTTTGGTAGAAATCTTGCCAGAGGCTCTTCCTTTTTGTTCATTTGACTCAAGTCATAAGGTTGATGGGATTTATAACGATACGTATGATTTATCTTTTTAAGAAAGTGAGGAAAATTTAAATGCCCGATACTTTTAAGAGACTTACTTGGGATGCTGTTGGTGAGAAGCTGTATGAAACAGGTACTGACAGAGGTGTGTTTTACGCACAGGTTAATGGTGCTTATCCGAAGGGTGTTGCATGGAATGGTATAACTGGTGTAACTCTTTCTCCGTCTGGAGCAGATGAGAATAAGTTCTATGCCGATAATATTAAGTACGGTTCCATTCGTGGCGCAGAAGACTTTGGTGGCACAATTAAGTGCTATACATATCCGGATGAATTCACTCTTTGCGATGGCGCTGCACAGGGTGGTACTACAGGCGTTATTATTGGACAGCAGAAGAGAAATCCGTTCGGTTTCTGCTATCGTTCGAAAATTGGTAATGACGCTGATGGTATGGATCATGGATACAAGCTTCACCTGATCTATAACGCTACAGTATCTCCTTCTGAAAGAGATTACCAGACCGTTAACGATAGTCCGGAAGGAATTGAATTCTCCTACGAGTTCACAACAACTCCTGTTCCGGTTACAGCTATTGAGAATGCAAAGCCTACAGCCCTGCTTGAGATCGATTCTACAAAGGTTGATGCGGAGAAGCTGGAAGCTCTTGAAGACGTTCTTTATGGTTCTGCTACGGCAGCAGCTAGACTTCCTCTTCCGGATGAAGTTATTACAATGATGAAGACAGCGTAATTAAAAGAATTAGATTGGCCTGGTATGAGTAATTGTATCAGGCCGTACTTATATTTTATGGAGGACTAAAACTTATGATTTCAGAAAAGATTAAATACATCGATTATGATGGAACTGAACGAGAAGAAACTTGCTACTTTAATTTCAACAAAGATGAACTTATGGAATTGGAAATGTCGAAAGATGGTGGTCTTGGCAAGTGGCTTCGCAAAATAGTCGAATCGAAACAGACGTCTCAGGTACAGAAATATTATAAGAAATTTATCTTGTCGGCCTATGGTGAAAAATCCAATGATGGCCGTGAGTTTAGAAAATACGACGATGATGGTCGTCCGCTTTGGAGAAAATTTGAATCAACTGGGGCATTTCACGAGTTATATTACAAACTTATGACAGATGAGGATTATGCTATTAAGTTCATTAATGGAATTATTGGTGCAAATACAGAAACACCGCAGATTCCAGCAGATTCAAAAGTTATAACTACGAATTTTAATTCTTAATCGAGGTGAAAGAGAATGCTTGAGATACATATTCCAGCACATGAATATTGGGATGCACGGAAGGAAGAGTTCTTTACAACCAAAGAAACCACTCTTCGTCTTGAGCATTCTCTAATTTCTCTTACCAAATGGGAACAAAAGTATAAGAGACCATATCTTGGATCAAATGGACCGAGAACAACGCAAGAAAGTTTGTATTATATTCGCTGTATGTGCATTGATAAAAATGTCGATCCTTACGTTATCTTTTCCATACAGTATGAACCAGAAATTTTAAAGAAAATAACTGATTATATTCACGATCCAATGACTGCTACAACGATTAGTAATAATTCAAGAAGAGGCGGTGGCGGATTTCAAGAAACTTTAACAAGTGAATTAATTTATTATTATATGACGGCTTTAAACATTCCTTTCGAATGTGAAAAATGGCACTTGAATAACTTGCTCATGCTTATCCAAGTAGCCAATGCTAAAAACAATCCTAAGAAAATGTCTCGCTCTGATATCATACGCCAGAACGATGAAATTAATAGAGCAAGAAGAGCAAAATTCCACACTTCAGGTTAAAAGAAACGCGATATTAACTCCCAAATAATTTGTCCTGTTCAACTGGAGGATAAAAATGCTTATCGAATTTCGTTCAAAAGGAAATTTTGAAAACACAAATCGTTTTTTAAAGAAACTGCAAGAATTAAATTTGGAAAGAATTTTATCTAAATATGGGCAAGAAGGAGTAAATGCGCTTCGTGAAGCCACTCCTATTGATACTGGTAAAACGGCATCATCGTGGGCTTATAGAATTGATAAAAATGCAGGATCTATATCTCTTGTTTGGTATAACACGAATATTAATAAAGGTGTAAATATTGCAGTAATTTTGCAATATGGGCATGGCACTGGAACAGGCGGATGGGTTGAAGGAATTGATTATATTAATCCTGCTCTAAGACCGCTATTCGAGAAAATCGCATCTGATGCGTGGGAAGAAATAATTAAGAGGTGATACATATGTCTGAAACGCTCGATAGTAAAGTTGTTGAAATGAAATTTGACAACGCTCAATTTGAAGCGGGCGTTAGTCAGTCATTATCCACTCTTGATAAATTAAAAGCTGGGCTGAAATTAGATGGGGCTTCAAAAAGTTTAGACAATATTTCAAAGAGATCAGAGCAAGTTAATCTTACTGGTTTACAAAAAGCTATTGATACTGTTAATTCACGTTTTTCAGCATTGGGTATTGTAACGGATCAAGTCTTTCGTAGAATGACGGATTCGGTTTTGAATTTTTCATCTACAATGCTTAAGTCGTTTACTACTAAGCCGATAGACGAAGGTTTTAAAACTTACGAGTCAAAAGTAAAGGCTATTCAGGTTACATTAAATAATGGTATTGATAGTAGTGGCGCACCTGTAACACTTGAAAAAACTAAGAAAGTCTTAGCAGATCTGAATAATTATTCAGACAAAACTATTTACCGTTTTGAAGATATGACCGAATCGCTTGGTAAGTTTTCTGCGGCAGGCGTTAGTGTTGATCAGGCAGCTAATGCAATTAAAGGTCTTGGAAATGTTGCTGCACTTGCAGGTGCTTCTACAAACGATTATTCCAGAGCTATATACAATGTGTCACAGGCACTTGGATCTGGAAAAATGCTGGCAATAGATTGGAAGAGTATCGAGAATGCCAACATGGCTACGAAATCCTTTAAAGAAGAACTTATAAAGGCTGGTTTGGCAGCAGGTACCCTAAAAAAAGAAGGCGATAAGATTGTTACTGCCTCAAAAGGGTCGGAAGTCACATGGAAAAATTTAAGAAACACGTTAGCTGATGCATGGCTTACTTCTGATGTCTTGACAAGTGCATTAGGAAAATATGCAGATACAACTAGTGAACTTGGTAGAAAAGGATATGCGGCCGCTCAAGAGGTTAAAACATTTACGCAGTTACTTGAAGTAATGGGAGATTCTCTCGGAACTGCTTGGTCAAAAGTTTTTGAAAATATTGTTGGTGACTATGAAGAATCTAAGAGATTATGGACGGCAGTTAATGAAATATTATCTCAAATATTTGAAAAGCCTGTAGATGAACTTGGAGACTTTACTAAGAAATTTCATGATCTTGGTGGAAGAACAAAAGTTATAGAAACGCTATCTAATGCGTTCTTTGGACTTGCCGAAATAATTAAGCCGGTTGTTGATGGAATTCAGCGTGTATTTCCAGCGCCAACAGCTGAACAGTTTTATAATTTTGCATTAAAGATTGCAGATATTTCAAGCAAGTTTGGTATTTCTGAGAAGGCAGCAAATAGATTACAGACTGCTGTAATTACTATTCTTAGTCCGTTCAAGAAATTTATTGCATTTACAACATCTGGTATATCTTCTATTGCTGCTTTTGCAAAGTCATTGACTGAACTAGACGATAGATTTATTGCATTAAATAATGTTAATAAAGAAATAGCATCTAGTAGTATTGGAAGAATTTTCGTAAATTTAAATAGGTCTGTAAGTCTATTTGAAAATCGTTTTAGGCTGGCGCTTCGCCTTGTTCAACGATCGGATGCATTTAAAGAAATGCAAGCTAATATCCAGCAAATTAAGCTTGATATGCAAGGACTTTATGAAAAAGTCTTTGGAAAATTCGCTAAAGGATTGCAAAAAATTGCTGGTTTTAATATTAAGATACCGTCTGTAAAGGGTATCGCTGATACAATAATTAATATTGTAAAACATTTAAATTCATTGTTTGATCTTATACAAGGAAAGGGTAGTAAACTTTCTGGCATATTGCCTAATTTATCAAATGGATTTTCACAAATAGGGAACAGCATTTCAAAGCAGATTTCAAAAATTCGAGAATTCTTTGAATCTATTAAATTTAATTCAAATCAAATATCTCCGTTAGAAAAAATCAAATCTATATTTTCTAATATCGGTACTACTGCAAAAAATGTATTTAGTGAAATTGAATCTGGACGAAAAAATACAGAAGGATTGATTACTGGTGCGTCAAAAGGTTTAACAAATTTGTTTGACGGTATAAGTAGAACAGCCGGTAGCTCTGGATTCGCAAATATTATTAGTGGTGTAAATACTGGAATATTTGGCGCACTAGTTATATCGATAACTAATTTTATTTCGCATATTAAAAAGTTATTATCCAAAGAAACAATAGAAGATATTATCAAAGATTCTATTGGTGGAATTACTGGCTCATTTAAAGCACTTGAAGGTTGCCTTACTTCATTGCAAAAAAATGTTCAATCAAAAACTTTGATGAATATTGCAAAAGCTGTAGCTATTCTTGCTGGATCAATCTTTTTAGTATCAACTATTCCCGGAGAAGATATTGCTAGATCACTTGGTGCAATATCTGGCGCTATGGCGGCACTTATAGTTACAATGATTGTTCTTAATAAGTTTGCAAATCCTATTTCATCTGGTAGTAAAAAGGGCGGAATTATAGGAGCAATTAATAATTTTATTGGATCATATTCCAATAGTTCTATTTCAGCTATTGGAACAGCAATGATCAAAATGTCTGCTGCAGTTTTAATACTTGCCACAGCTATGAAAAGTATTCAAGGTGTTGACTATGGACATATTGCAATGACTATGGCTACACTTGGAAGTATCGTTGCTTCTGCAATTATATTATCGCATCTTATTTCTTCTAAAGGAGCTGCTAAAAATATTAAATCGGCTGGAAGCGCTATGATAGAAATGAGTGCAGCTATACTTATATTATCTAAAGCGATGGAAAATATTCAAAATGTTGACTATGGTCATATATTGATATCCATGGCTGTTATGGGAAGTATGGTCGCTTCAATTATTGCTCTAACCGCTACTATAAAGAAAGTTGGTAATGGAGCGAAGATTACAGCAGCAGGTTTAGCAATGATTGGTATGGCTATTGGGATGCGCATCATTGCTTCTGCTATAACAGATATAAGTAAAATAGGAAATGTTTCATCTACTATTGCTTCCGTTGTAGCATTAGACGGAGTGTTAGCTGCACTTGGTGTTTTTATTTCTACTGTAAAGTTTGGTAATTTTAAAATTACAGATGCTGCAAATATCGCTGTTATTATATCTTTAATCAAACAAATAGGAGATTCTTTAACACAGTTATCAACCTTATCGCTAGCCGGTGTTGGATCGTCTTTGCTCGCATTAGGGGGAGCATTACTAGAAATTGGTACCTTTACAGCTCTTGTTAAAACAACCAATTTAACAACAAGCGATTCTGTTGCTATTTTAGCCATTTCTGCCGCATTAGTTGTTATCTCCCATGCAATGCAAAATTTGTCTGGATTAAGTAATGATGAAATGATTACTTCTCTTATAGCCATGGGTGGAGCACTAATAGAACTTTCTGCAGCACTTGCAGCTATTTCAATGGTTAAAGGTGCTGTTGGTGGAGCGGCCGCTATATTAATTGTTTCTGCCGCCTTTGCTGTATTAACGCCTCAACTCATGCTTATGAGTAGTCTTGAATGGGGTGGTATAGCTAAAGGTCTAGTTATGCTTGGCGGTGCTTTAGCCATTATTTCTGCTGCTGGAGCAGTTGCAGGAATTCCTGTCGTTACATTAGGGTTAATTGCTTTAACAGCTGCATGTATTGGTATTGGGACTGGAACTTTAATAGCAGGAATGGGATTGATGAGTTTAGCTACTGGATTAGCTGCTCTTTCAACAATTGGCCCGGCCGCTGCAGCATCTATTGTTGGAACGCTAAATATTATTATTTCAGGAATACTTTCGGCTATTCCTAATATGATTGTATTAATAACCGGTGCAATTACTACTATTATTACAGCCATATGTGCATCTATTTCGAATTCTGCCGCAGCGATTTGTGCTGCAATATCTCAAATTCTGGATGCTGTTATTCCGTTATTAGGGACTTATATTCCGAAGCTTGCTCTTCTTGGATTAAATCTTATTAGTACTCTTCTTCATGCTATAGCCTCGCATGTTCAAGATTTTACAGCTGCTGCTTTGCTAATTATTGCAAATTTCATTAACGGTATCGCACAGGGATTACCAGCAGTTATTCAAGCGGCTTTTAATCTTATAGTTGCATTTATAAACGGCCTTGCGAATGCTATAGAAACAAATCGTCCAAAGTTAAAAGCAGCTTTTGAACACCTTATCGATGCATCATTACCTGGATTACGTAAAAAAGTTTCAAGCTTTATTTCCATAGGGAAAAACTATATAACAGGCCTTATTAATGGTCTGCAATCTGGTATTGGAGCTATTAAAGAAAAAGCGGCTAATATTGGACAGACTGTTAAGGACGCGGTATGCAGAGTTCTTGGCATTCATTCTCCTTCTGCAGAAGCTGATTGGCAAGGTAGGATGTATGACAAAGGACTTGCAAATGGTGTTACTAACAACAGTGGGGTAGTTGATAAGGCAGCTGAGAAGGTTGCCAATAAACTTAAAGCACGTGGGGACGATGCCCTTTCATATATTTATAAATCTGGCAGTAAAGCTAGAGAGTATATGGAAAGATATGGAATTACTGATTCTGCTTTAAAAGATGATAGTTCTGGTGAAAATGAATCCACTGCTGCGACGCAACATAATACCGAAGCAATCAATGCTAATACAGAAGCTTCTACAAAGAACGCTAAAGCCAAAGAAACAGCTGGAAAAGCAACCAAAGAAAATAGTAAAGCCCAAAAAGAATTAGCAGACTTTATGAAGTATTCTTCACAGGTTATTGGAGAATTCGCGCAGACTTATGGTGGTGCTATGGGGCTTGTTGAGAACGTATCACCAATGCTTGCAGCTCAGGGTGCATTTGGAGAACTTTGTGAGGAGATTTATCAGGAATCAAAAGACGCTTCTGATAGTACGCAAGATGCGACAGATGATGCTGCTGAAAATGCTCAGGATCGTATTGCTGAAGTGCAGAAAGCATTTGTACAGGCGTTTACTAAGATCAAAGAGCAGGTATCGAGTGGAATGGATTTCTTCACGAAATTTGATAGTAAAGTCTCTGAAGCAATGACACCTGATGAAATTTTACGTAATGCCGATTCACAGGTGAAAGGTTATTCTCGTTTCTACAC